GTGGCTGAGAAGAATGGTTGGATCGCTGGTCTTGACAACAGAACCCTACACATACGCACAGTGCACGCATCCTTGAACACGCTCTTGCAAGGTGGCTCTGCCATTCTGATGAAGCGAGCACTGGTGATCCTTGACAACCTTATCAAAGAGCAGGAACTGGACGCTATCTTTGTAGCCAATGTCCACGATGAGTGGCAATTAGAGGTTGACAAAGAGCAGGGTGACATGGTAGGAAAGCTAGGAGTGGAAGCTATTAAGCAAGCAGGAGACTACTACAATCTACGATGCCCTCTTGATGGTGAATATAAAGTAGGAACAAGCTGGGCGCAGACCCACTAGAAAGGAGAACTAAAGTGGATATCTATACACACACAGCACTGGTCCTTCTCGTCATCCTTCTGACCTATCTGATTACTTACTTCCTTTCAATGAAAAAGTACATTGAGTACGGAGTCGAGTATATTCTGGCCAAGTTAGAGCGAGAGAACTTTATACGAGTAGAGTACTCTGGTCCAATTAAAAAGTTAATCACTGTCTCTGAAACACACAGTGAGCTATACATGGAGAATGAGATCCTAAAGAATAATGTTCACGAACTTGAAAAACAATTGAACGAAGCCAGAAAAAAAGTTGTTGACAAACTGGCTTGAGTTTGCTATATACCTCTCACGCTAACAAATGGAAAGGAGAAATATCTAATGGGAATTATTCAGGGAAAAGCATACTGGGCAAAGGTTGATCCCAACAATCCCTCTCAAATGTACAACACCACTGGTCCATACGAGAAGCAATGGACCGTAGATATTACACTGGACGAGACAGCAGGTGCTGTTCTCCAATCCTTTGACATGGACGCCAGCCTACGGGATGGTAGTCAAGAAGCTGTTGATGATGGGAAGGGGCGTGAGCTAAACGGTAAGCCCACGCTTGTCTATAAGAAGGGCCATGCCTGTGACGATTTTTACTTTACGTTTAAGGCACGGGCTTTTGATAAGACGGACAACCCCCAGCGTCCTCCGCAGGTTGTCGATGCTGATCGCAACGATATCTCTGGTACGCTTATCGGGAACGGTTCGCTTGTCAATGTTAAGTTTAACGAGTGGCAGAACCCTGCCTCTGGTAAGACGGTGCTGTATCTTAGCGGGTTACAGGTGATACAGTTGGTGCCTTACGAGAAGGAGGGAGGGTTCACTGTTATAGAAGGCGGCTTCAAGGGAGAACCGCAGCGTGCCTCTGAAGACTTTGAATCTGTAAGCCTCTAGGGAAAGGAGAAACTTTATGGCTAAATCAACTGCACAATCTCGTATACTACGCGCCTTGAAGAAGGGCAACCGTGTCACTCGGAAGACAAGCATTGAACGTGGATGGGCTGAGAACTTAACGGCGGCTATCTCAGCCTTACGTAAGAAGGGGTATGAGATCCTTACGATCCGCGTTCCAATGCCTGATGGTGGAACCTACACTCGTTATAAATTAGTAGGTTAACCATGCCTAAGAGCAAGATTAGTTCTCTTCTACAGGATATAGAAGATAGACTAGAAGAAGGTGGGGCTGTAGACGAGTCTAATCTTGCTCTCTTTCTGGAGGAGATGGAGGAGGTTATGAAGAGGTTCTTCTCCGAGGGTAACTCCTACAGTGCAAAGGGGAGAATGAGACTTTCAGCGGTGGGTAGAGAGGACCGTAAACTTTGGTATGAATATCAGGGGTATGACAGACCCAACCTAACAACATCAAATAGAATGCGGTTTGTCTTTGGTCACGTACTGGAAGCTCTCATCCTTCTACTTGTAAGAGAAGCAGGTCACACAGTAGAAGATTGCCAGAAGAAAGTTACAGTGAATGGAGTTGATGGTCATATTGATTGTGTTATTGACGGAGAACTGGTTGATGTTAAGTCTGCTTCTCCGTATGGGTTTAAAAAGTTTAAGGACGGATCAGTGGCAAAGGGAGAAGATCCTTTCGGGTATATGTACCAGCTAGGTTCTTACGCCAACGCCTTGGGTAAAAACAAGGGGTACTTTCTTTCAGTTGACAAGAGCAGCGGCGAACTAAATCTTCTCAATGTAAATCTAAAAAAGATCAACGCACCAGAACGAATAGACTTTCTGAAGGGGGCGCTAGTACAAGACGAACCACCGGACAGGTGTTATAAACCTATTGAAGATGCATCAGGTAATCACAAGCTACCCATTGGGTGCAAGTTCTGCGACTTCAAGGTTGAGTGTTGGAAGGACGCAAACAAAGGGGTAGGTCTCAGGAGATTTAACTACGCCAATGGACCAGAGTTCTTTACCCATGTAGAGAAGCTGCCCAGAGTAGAGGAGGACTTTGTATGAGCACATGCCTTACACTTACGCAAGATGAGCTTGACTACTGTAAGGGACTAGGGGTGAAGCGTCACATGGCCAAGCACCCATCGTTCAGAGACAAGAGCACTGTCCCTACCAAGCAGCTGTACACTGGCGAGTCGCATGTGCTAGGTATCCTAGGTGAGTACGCCTACCACAAAGTCACTGGCTCCAAGATAGATGAGTGTATCTACGAGAGAGGAGATGCCGGGTACGACTTTGAAGAGAACGGCTCAACAGTTGAGGTCAAGGTCAGTACCTTTGGCCCCTCCGGTACGGAGTTAAAGATACCTAAGAAAGAATACGAAGAAAGAAAACCAGATGAGTATGTGCTTGTTTATATTAACAAGAACAATCTCAAAGATGTCACCGTGCTAGGAAAGATTAGCAGGAAAAACTTTGACAAAAAGAAACGTGAGAAACAATACAATCCAAGGTACCCTGTTAACTATATCGTAGGCGCGGAGGACTTAGATGCACTGGACGTTTAGAGATGACAAGACCAGAGTTCCACAACCTGATGAGTACTTTGGTTTTGTATACGTCATCACCAATAAACTTACCACCAAGCAATACATTGGGTGTAAGCAGTACTGGCAGATGCGTAAGCGTAAGAGGCACAAGCCCTCCAACTGGCGTGTCTATACCTCGTCATCAAAGGACTTGAACGAGGACATTAACAAGCTAGGCAAGAGACGGTTTAAGTTTGAGATTATACAAGAATACAAAACAAAGAGAGGCATACACTACTACGAACAATACTATCAGATGAAGCACCATGTCCTCACCGCTGTCATCGAAGGATCAGATGAGCCAGCTTACTATAACAAGAACATAGGTGGAGTCAGGTTCTATACTCCTGTTGAAAGGTTTGAAGACCCGGAGTGGTTGAAAGAAAGATACCATAACCCTGACTTCAAAGAGAGACACAGGGAAGCAGTATCTAAAGGAATGTGTAAACATCTTTACAAGATTACTTTTGAAACTGGTGAAGAAATAACTCTTAATAACATTAACAAGTGGGCAAAAGAAAACAATTATGACCAATCAAATTTTTTTAAGGTGCTAATTAAAAAACGGAAAAGACACAAAGACATAGTAAAAGTAGAAAGACTGAGTGATGAAGAGGAGAAGTAGTGACGCTGTGCTCCAGACATTGGAGGAGGGAGTGCACGATCACCACAGTCCTGAGAGAGTTCTCTGGCTCTGTGTTATTCTTCAGCAACTTCTTGACGCAACCAAGCCACCTCAAAGTTATGACAACGTGGAGATACAACTGGCCCGATCACAGGCAGAGGCGTGGATCTTTGCATCAGTGGGGGTGACAGCGCAGGACAGAGACAGTGTATGTGAACTGGCAGGTATAGACCCAGACGCTTTTAAATCTTTTGCAAGACAGGTAATCAAGACTAAGGAGAAAACTTTTGTACGGAAAAGGATCAATGCAATACTACATGAAGATTCTAATTAGTATCTCTCTGCTTATACTACCAACCACAGCCCACGCAATAGCTGAACTAGAGATGCGTGGGTTTCTTGATAAGCAGATGATATGTATGGCAGAGGCTATCTACTTTGAGAGCAGAGGAGAACCTTTCACAGGTCAGCTGGCAGTGGGTCAGGTGATACTGCAAAGAGTTGCCAGCCCCCTCTTCCCTGACGATGTATGTTCTGTGGTACACCAAGGCAGAGTACATGCCAGTGGACACCCTGTTAAACATAAGTGTGAGTTCAGTTACTGGTGCGACGGTAAGCCAGAAGAGGTAACAGATTCAGTAGCTTACCATGATGCACTCTCTGCCGCTTCACTCTTGTCAGAGGGTGTTGAAATCTTTTCTGTAAAAAAAGCTTTACATTACCATGCAATATATGTTAGACCTTTCTGGTCGCATACTTACAAGCGGCTCACACAAATAGGTAAGCATATATTCTACTCAAGAGAAAGGATCAATTAATGGAGAAACCAACGGATAAGCAGGTGGGTGGTGACCACTATAAAAACTGTACTATTCAACCAGTTGTGTACATTGAGTCTAACAAGCTTGGTTTTCTTATGGGTAATGTAGTAAAATACGTGACTAGGTATTCGGTCAATTCAAATGTTCAAGACCTTGAGAAGGCAAAGCATTACATAGAACTTCAGCTGCAACTCTTAGAAGAAGGTGCGCCATGAGAGATTATCTAGGAGAGAAACAAGCGTCAGAGTTCTTATGTAGAAAGCTACGCAAGACTTACCAAGACATGGGATTAAAAGATGTTAAGGTATGGGTTGAGCCGTTTGAGTTTTCCAAAACAGTTTACTGGTCTATTCGGTCTAACCTGACCAAAAAATACCCAGAACTTTTTAACTACAATGACTAGTCCGTTACTTGAAATGCGTGGTGATGAGCTTATATTTGATGGCGAAAAGCTGGCAGATATTAGCCCCGTTGCCAGTGAGTACACCGTCAAACAGTTTGAGTATTGGCTAGAGTTTATAACTGAGGAGGTTGATAATGACAGCTACGAATGGTGAAGTAACCCTGCCCACCAACTACCAATCTTTTATTCATATGTCTCGCTACTCGCGTTGGTTAGAAGATCAGAACCGGAGAGAGACATGGGAAGAAACTATTGATAGGTATCTTTCTTTTATGGTAGATCACTTAAAAGAAAACTATTCGTATGATTTGTTTGGTAAAGAACTGGCAGAACTCAGGGACGCAATGCTCAGTCTCAAGGTGCTAGGTTCTATGCGTGCACTGATGACAGCTGGTCCTGCTCTGGCAAGAGAGAACGTGGCAGGGTACAACTGTTCTTACCTCCCGGTTGACTCACCCCGTTCCTTTGACGAGTGCCTGTATATCCTGATGAACGGGACAGGCGTAGGTTTCTCAGTGGAACGACAGTACATTGCCAAGCTACCCACTATACCTGATCAAGAATTTGAGGACAGTGATGATGTTGTATCTGTCACTGACTCAAAGGAAGGTTGGGCCAGAGGACTACGAGATCTTATCTCTCTCCTGTATACCAACCGTGTACCTAAGATAGACACCAGCAAGATACGTCCAGCTGGTGCAAGGCTCAAGGTCTTTGGTGGTAGGGCGTCTGGTCCTGCTCCTTTGGAAGAACTGTTTGACTTTACAATTCAAACCTTTAAGAAAGCCAAGGGTAGAAAGCTCACCTCTATAGAGTGTCACGATATCATGTGCAAGGTGGGTCAGGTGGTGGTTGTAGGCGGGGTCAGGAGGTCTGCCCTGATCTCCCTCTCCAACCTGACAGATGAGCGTATGCGTAAGGCAAAGAGCGGTGACTGGTGGGTGGACAACCAACAGAGAGCACTGTCCAATAACTCTGTCTGCTACACAGAGAAGCCTGACATGGGTATCTTTATGAGAGAGTGGCTCTCCCTGTACGAGAGCAAGAGCGGAGAGCGTGGTATCTTTAACCGTGCATCTGCACAGGTGAAGGCAGCGTCCAACGGTAGGCGTGACGGTGACATAGACTTTGGAACCAACCCCTGTTGTGAGATTATCCTGCGCCCTTACCAGTTCTGTAATCTGTCAGAGGTTATCTGTAGAGCAGAGGACAACATCAGTACTCTGAAAGAAAAGATCAGGTTGGCCACCATCCTTGGTACATTCCAGTCTACACTGACAGACTTTGGCTACCTGCGTAAGCGGTGGAAGGATACCACAGAGGAGGAGCGGTTACTAGGTGTGTCCCTTACAGGGATCATGGACTGCCCCGCTGTGTACGATGCCACACCAGAAGC